AGCCCTCTCTTCATCACCTCAACCGCATCCGCACCGAAGCTCTGCGCCGTTCCCTCAAGTGGGACGATCGCTGGTTTTTCGTCGCCACGGGGGCCGAGAAGCGGGGGTCCGCGGCATGAGGTCACCACAGCAGGCGCCCACCTCACCGTCCAGTCGGAAGAGCGGAGCCCTTTTGCTCTTGACTCGCCCTGGCGCCGACCGCGCCCAGCACCGCCAGGTGCTGATCCTGGTCGTCGTCTTTCTCGTGTGCGCCTGGCTGACCGTGTCGGCCGCCATCCTTGAAACCATGATCCGGATCGGATGGGCATCATGAAAGCCGAACGCTCGAAGCGTGGACGCCTCTCCGCGATCGAACAGCTGCCGGCGAGTGCCGACCCCGCGGTCGCCTGGGCGATCACGCAAATCCAGGAGCGCCGTCTGCAGCAGCGGGACATTCTCGACGGCCTCAACAAGCGACTGGCGGCCTTCGGGCTCGGCCCGATCTCGCATAGCGGCTTCAACCGGTGGGTCCTGCGCAGCTTCACCTACGGGTTCACCGACCGCGACCGCGCATCCACGCCGACCGATACGGCGCCGGAATGCTTGGTCCGCTGTCCTCACTGCGGCGCGGCGCTCGCGACCACGAAGGGAGCATGAGGCAGGTCATGAATCGTCGCAAATTGCTCTTGGCGCTCGCAGCGGCACTTATCCCCGCGGGGACACTCGCCGCCCATCCGTTCCTGCCGCGGCGTGCGGCCCCGCTGTCCTGGACGCAGGTGTTTGACGAACTCGACGTCCCCCGCGAATTCACCGCCAGCAAAAAAATAGCCGCAGGCCTGAAGTTTGCTCAATGGATCGCAGCCGACATCAGCGGCCAGCCGCGCCCGTCGATCGAGAGCGCGTTCGACGATCCCGCGGACGATGAGGACAGCGAGTTCTTCCGTCAAGCCGTTCTGGCAGCGGTCGAGAAGGTCGGCGGCGACGATGCCGACAAGTGGATCAGTCTACTTTTTGTGATCGCCGTCCATTTCGCTCCGGAGCTTCTGGAGACGATCGATGGCGCCTGATAGCGCTCTTCCGCCAAGAGTTGGATCGGACGCGTCGGGTGGCACGCCTAGCCGTTCGATCAGGCTGTCGATCGTCACCGGCTTGCCGGCACGAATTAATGCCAAGGCAGCCTCAGCGATCGGATACCGCCATAAATGGTCACTGCCCTGCAGCGCGTTTTGCCTGCGCGCCAGCAATTGTTGGGCTCTCTCCTCGATAGACTTCTTCATCCTCTCCCCCTGTTCGGTAGTTGGCACTCCGATCTTAGGGGAAGCGCGCCGCCTGCGTCAGTGGCGGAAACCGCGCACGCACGACGCCCTCCAAGCTCTGCGTGTGCATGGCCGGGCGGGATTTTCGGCCCGTCCGGCCGCTATTTCCGGCACCACCGCACACATCCCGGCATCGACCGCCCGTGCATTCGCCGTTGAAGGGGTTTTCAAGGCCGCCGATTCGCGCGCGCGCATCGCCACGATGGCGAGGGCCGCCTGCATGATGTCGGCCTGCGTGGGCCTCCTCGTGGCCGCGCTGGCGCCGCGGTCGACACCGGCGATGCGCATCGCCGCGGCCCTCGACCAGTTTCCGGCCCAGTCCTCCCGTGCCCAGGGCCGGCTCCTGCCGGACGCGCGGTTCGCGTCAGGCCTTTTCGTTTTCACGCCCCCGCACGTGAATTCCCCGGCGGAGCGGCGGCCATGACTCGGCGCGACACCTCAACGCTCGACCTGTTCAAGGATTACGACCCGCCTTCCGTCGTCACCCGCTACGACCCGGCGCGCGTCAAGGCGCACTCGCTGGCGATGCGCATCGCTCGCGCGGTCGCCGAGACCATGAAGGACTCCCGCCGTTCGCGCGAGCAGCTCGCCCGCGAGGTATCCGACTTTCTCGGCGAGACGGTCACCGCCGCGATGCTCGAAGCCTATGCGTCGACCGCGCGCGACAAGCACAACATGCCGGCGCACCGACTGGTCGCACTGGCGATCGTCACCGGCGACGGCCGCCTCCTGCAGGCGCTCGCCGGCGAGGCCGGCTTCATCGTCGTTCCGGACAAATACGAATCCTTGCTCAAGCGCGAGCTGGCCGCCGAGGCACGCGACCGGCTGGAGCGCGAGCGCGCTGCCGCGGACGCCGAATGGCGGGCGCGGAAATGACCAACGAGGTGGCGCGAGCCAACGCGTAGGGACTTCGGGGACTTGGGGGAGAAGTTGAGGACTTACCTGACCTGCGCCGAGATTGCCGAGCTGGCGTTGCCGGGCTTGCCCGTCACCGTCAGCGGTGTCTGGCGGACCGCCCGGCGAAACGCCTGGATCGGCCGCGAACGCGAAGGTCGCGGCGGTGGCCTGGAATACTCGATCGACGTCCTCCCGCCCGATGCCCGCGCCGCCTATGTCGCCCGCCATGTTGAGCTGGTCGAGCTGCCGGCGTCGCTCGCCGCCGAGGCCGAAGCTGAGCCGGAAGCCCAAGAGCTGACGGCGTCCGCCGGCAGCGCGCGCGACGCGCGCCTGGCCGTCCTCGCCGCGGCGGCTCGCCTCGCCGAGACCGCCGGCCTCGGGCGCAAGCGCGCCGATCGGCACTTCTGCGACCTCTACAATGCCGGCACGATCGAGGTCGCGGCGTGGATAAAGGTCGCCGTCAAGACGGTGACGCCGCGCTCTCTGATGCGCTGGCGCGCCGCCGCCAAGGCCGGCAAGACTCACCGGCTCGCCGTCGATCGCGGCGCCGCCCGGCGCGGCACCGGCGTCCTCGACCGCGCGGGTGATGGCGAGGTCAAGACCTACTGCCTCGCCCTCATCGCCAAGCAGCCGCACCTCACGGCCGATCACGTCCGCGCCATCGTCGCCGACCGTTTCGGAGGCTCACTCACGGTCGGCACCAAGATGGTTCCGGTACCGCCGGTACGGACATTTCAACAGGCGTTGAAAGGTTGGCGCGAGCGCCATCGGGTCGAGCTGCTCGCGCTGACGAACCCGGACCTGTTCCGGTCGAAGATGCGGATCGCCGGCAGCTACGCCCACCTGATCACGCGTCTCAACGAGCAGTGGCAGATCGACGCCTCGAAGATAGACGTGCTCGACAAGGATGGCCGACACAACATTTACGTCTGCATCGACGTCTATTCGCGTCGGATGATCATTCTTCTTTCCGAGACTCCGCGCGCCGCCGCGGTCGGCCTCCTCATCCGCAAAGCGATCCTCACCTGGGGCGTGCCGGAGCGCATCAAGTCCGACAACGGGTCCGATTTCATCGCCCATGCGAGTCGTCGGCTGCTCGCCGCGCTCGGGATCGAGCACGAAGTGGCGCCGCCCTATAGCCCTTGGAAAAAGGGCGTCGTCGAACGGGCCATCCGGACTGTGCAACACGATCTAATGCCCGCCGTGCCCGGCTACATCGGTCATAGCGTCGCCGACCGTAAGCTGATCGAGGAGCGCAAGAGCTTCGCGGCCCGCCTGGGCGACAGCCCCGAGAAGATCTTCTGCATCGACCTCACGCTGAGCGAGTTGCAGGACTACTGCGATCATTGGATCGCGCAGCGCTACGAGACTCGCCCGCATGCCGGCCTCTCCGGCGCCTCGCCATTCCAGGTCGCCGCCGCCTGGCGCGAGCCGGTGCGCCGCATCGACGATGTCGCCGCCCTCGACATGCTGCTGGCGCCGCTCGCCGGCAAGGACGGGCTGCGCACCGTCTCCAAGAGCGGCATTCGGATCAACAAATCGCAGTACAGCGTCTGCGGCATCGATCCCGGCACCGTCGTCTTGGTGCGCATGGACCCGGCCGATCTCGGCCGCGCCTACCTGTTCGACGAGAGCGGCGAGACCTTCCTCGGCCACGCGATCTCGCCGGAATTGACCGGCATCGACCCGGTCGCGCTGCATGCCGCCAGTCTTGCTGATCAGAAGCAACGGGTCTCCGAGGCTACCGCGGACGTCAAGGCGCAGATGCGCAAGTTCAAGCCGCGCGACTTTGTCGATGCGGTGTTGCGCCAGTCCGCACGGGAGAGCGGCACGCTCGTCGCCTTCCCGCCGCCGGCACCGTCGACGCATGCGACGCCCCAGCTCGCCGCCGCCACCAGCGCCGGCACCACCTGGGAGCCGACGCACTCCGCCGAGACGCTCGAAATCCAGGCGAAGCTCCTCTCCGAAGACGCGCGCGCCGGCGGTGAGCGCGTCGTGCCACTGCGCAAGCCGGAAACCGACTGGGATCGGTTCACTCGCGCGCGGTCGATCGAGCAGTCGCTGGCGCGCGGCGATGCCATCGATCCTGAGGCCCGGCGTTGGCTCGCCGGCTACCAGAAAGGTCCGGAATACCGCGGCTTCAAGACCGTCTTCGGCGATGCCGGGGCGGCCGGGGGCGCGGCTTGAGGCTTGAACGAGCTTTCAACCCACGGAGAAGGTCATGACACAGGTTTCGCAGGTCCAGGGTCCGGTTGCGTTGAAGAACGTCGGCCGCTTCATGGCGCTCACCCAGCGCCTCATCGATCGCGACCCGCATCTGCCGGGCATCGGCGTGTGCTCGGGCCATTCCGGCCTCGGCAAGACCTACGCCAGCATCTACGCGCAGAACCGGACGCGCGCGATTCGCGTCGAGGTCGGCGATAGCTGGACCCGCCGCACCTTCCTTCAGGCGATCCTGCGCGAGGTCGGCTCGACGTTCCGCGCCCGCGTCTCCATCGCCGAGCTGGCCGAGAAGGTGATCGGCGCGCTCGGCGACGATCCGGCCCGCCCGCTGATCGTCGACGAAGGCGACAAGCTCGTCGACAAGGGCCTGATCGAGATCGTCCGCGAAATCCACGAGCACTCCGGCGCGCCTGTGATCCTGATCGGCGAGGAGCGGCTGCCGGACAAGCTCTTGACGGTCGAGCGTGTGCACAACCGCGTCCTCGACTGGTTCCAGGCGCAGCCCTGCGACCTGGAAGACGCCAAGGCGCTGGCAAACGCCTTCGCGCCCAAGATTGCCATCACTGACGACCTGCTCGACCTCATTTTGCGGCAGAGCCAGGGCCGTGCGCGGCGCATCGTCGTCAACGTCGCGCGCGTCGGCGAGTTCGCCCGCAACAAGGGCCTGCATACGGTCGACGCCAAGAAGTGGGGCGCCGAGCCCTTCTATACCGGCGAGCCGCCCACGGCCCGCAACGTCAAGCCCTTCGAGCGCAACAAGCTGCAGACGGCGGCGTGACATGGCGGCCCGCTCGATCCCCGAGATGCTCGAACTCCGCGTCAAGCTGCCGCGTGGTTACGAGGACTACTGGCGCCTGATCCGCGAGCTGGACGCGGAGCACGGCGCGTTCACTTCGGCCGTGGTGTCCGCCGAGACGAATACCCAGCGGCAGTCGGTCGAGCACTACATCGCCCGCCTGGTCGCGGGCGGCATCGCCGAGATCAAAGAGCGTATCCCGTTCTCCGGCGCGACCTCGGCCAACGTCTATCGGCTGTTGAGGCGGCCGAAGGAGGCGCCACGGCTACGCCTCGACGGCAGCACGATCGAAGAACCAATCAAGGACCGCCTGTGGCGTGCCATGCGGGCGCTGCGCCAGTTCTCCCGCCAAGAGCTGGCCTTCGCCGCCACCATCGACAAGCCCGTCCCAGCCAAGACAGCACAGCGCTACATCAACCAGCTCGCATGTGCCGGCTACCTCACAGTCCGTGCCGGCAAGCCGCCGGTCTACCGCCTCAAGCCGGACTGCAACACCGGGCCGTTGTCGCCCTCCGTGCTCGTCACGGAAGTGGTCTGGGACCGAAACCTGCGCCGCCGACTCTTCGACGACGCGGTCCTGGAAACGGAGGTGGCATCATGAACCGCGGACCGAAGGCGGGCTCCAATTCCGGCCACGACTTCCTAGCCAAGGCGCGAGCCGCCTGGGGCGAGCTGTTGCCGGACTGGGTGCAGGAACTGGCGCTGCTCGCCGGACAGACATCCCAGCGGCTCGCCGCCGAGCGCATCGGCTATTCGCAGGCCGTGGTCAGTCACGTGTTCACCAACAGCTACACGGGTGATCTCAAGCGCGTCGAGGAGAAGGTCCGCGGCGCCCTGATGGGCCTTGTGGTTCAGTGTCCAATCCTCGGCGAGGTCGGCCGTGACCGCTGTCTCGACGAGCAGAAGATGCCCCGCAGCGCGACCTCGTCGATCCGCTCGAAGCTCTACCGTGCCTGCCGCAACGGCTGCCCGCATTCCCGACTGATAGGGGAGGGCAATTGATGTTGAGCCACGATCTCATCGCGCTGCGCGTCTTGCTCGATGCCATCCGGACGTCTGGCGATGCCGCGAAGATCCTCGACGACGCCGGCAGCGCCCTCTCCCGTCAGATCGGCGACGCGATCGAGAAGGCCGCGGTGCTGGAGCGCACTACTGTGGTCCAGGCAACGCTGCTGACCAGGTACGCGCTCGCCGACGAGAAGGTCGCCATCTTGCCGGCGATCCCCCGCCGCGTGCCGCTGCAGGGCGGAGAGCTTTCATGACGGACACCCCCTCCCCGACCTTCGCCGACCTGGTCGCCGATGTCGACGTCCTCGCCGTCGTCGACACCATCCTGACGCGTCCGCGCCACGGCTCCATGTCGGCCTCACTTGCCGCCATTGTGGCCATGGCGGAACGCATCCGCGATCTCGACGCGGTCGCGGCCGGCGCCGCCGAGCTGCTCGCACAGGTCCGCGTGATGCACCGCGAGGGGACACAGGCCTTCCTGTCTACCCCCGACTTCGAGGCCGTCATCGGCGCTCTTGTTATCGCCCTCACGGCGCTCGGCTACGTCCAGCCCACCGCCGAACTCCCGCCCCGCATCCAAGGAGACGACACCTGATGGCCAAGAAGACGAAAACTCCGGCGCTCAACCTGCCGGTCCCGCAGAGCGATCAGGAGGCCGAAACCGCCATCGCCCGTATCGGCACGCTGATGCGCCAGATCGAAGGCATCGAAGCGGCGGCGAACGATCGGATCGCCGCCATCACGGCAGAAGCCGGCGCCAGCGCCGCGCCCGTCCGTGCCCTGCTCAAGGCCGAAACCGAGGGCCTCAAGACCTACTGCGAAGCGAACCGCAGCCGGCTGACGGCGGTGTTCACGCGCAAGAACGCGGTCTTCGCGACCGGCACGGTGATGTGGCGCGCCCGCCCCGCCAAGGTGACGCTGCGCGACAAGGTCGAGGACGTCATCGCCCGGATCAAGACGCTCGGCCTCAAGCAGTTCATCCGCACCAAGGAGGAGATCGACAAGGAGGCGATGCTCAAGGAGCAAAAACTCGCCGCGACGATTGCCGGTGTGTCGATCGGCTCTGCAGGCGAGGACTTTGCGGTCGAACCGCTCGCCATGGAGATCGCTGAGGCTGCGTCGTGAACTACTCCGGCAACAACCGTCGGGGCCAGATCGCGATAGCGCCGCACGCACACCCGCTCGTTCGCCAGTTCTTCGCCGCGATGAATGCCGAGAAGACCACATTCGCGGAGATCGCGAAGCGATCACGCGTCGGCGTCGACACCATGCGGTTCTGGCAGAGCCGCCACATGCCGCGCCTCGACCTGTTCGAGGCCGCGCTCAATACGCTCGAACTCGAACTCTGCATCCGCAGGCGCCGCACCCGGAGGCAATCATGATCGGTGCTCTCGAAACCGCACCGACGGCGCAGCTCACTTTCCCGCTGATTGTTGAAGCCGAGCGGGCGGCCGAGTGCGCCGTTGCGAAAGCCGATCCGCGCGGCCGGCGCGGCACGCTCGTGTTCGACAACTGCGCGTCGCCGGTCCTCGACTATACGGGGGGCGAAATCCCTGTCAGGGGGGGGCGTGGCACGGTTCGCTTCGGCTGGACCAAGCAGGCGAACGCGGCCGGCTATCACCTGATCTTCCGCGAGACGACGATCCGGTACCGGCGAGCACCCGCGCGCACCGTCCGCGAGGTCGTCGACTCCACCATCCGCAAGAGCGAGGCGCCGGTCACCTGCCGGTGTCTCGCGGAGGCCTATTCAACCGCTCTTCAAACCCGGAGGAAGTGAAAATGACGACGCTTGCCTTTGAGCAACTCAAGAAACAATTCGAGAAGGGATACACACTGACCTATACGCCTCCCGAGGTCGCTGCAGAACAGCGCAGCCTTGAGGCGCGCAACATCAATTCCAAAATGCACCCCAACGCATGGGCACCGACGGATGACGAGGTTCGGCTCGCAACACAATTGCGCGGTGCGGACTGGGGTCTTCCGGAGGCCTATTCCGCCTTCGCGCAGCAGGAGTCGGAATTCGATCAGGTTCGGGATTTCGTGCTGACGTGCGCGAAGGATGGCCGCGTTCGGCAGGTACTCACCTTCCGTGGCGGCGTACTTCTCGAACACCGCCTCTGTCACCGTCGATGTCAGTGCGTCTGAACATACGTGTCCCTTCGACAAAATCGCGGCAGCAATTCTGGTCCACGATCGTCGCGCGGTGAGGCCCGAGTCATGAGCCTGAACGCTCCCATGGCGACGCCGAAGCAGCTCGGCTTCATCCACGGCCTCGCCAAGCGCGCCGGCCTGGATGAGGACACGTATCGGGACTTTCTCGAACGCGAGGCAGGCGTTCGCTCCGCGCGCCACCTCACGGCGGTCGATGCCGACCGGGTGATCACGACGCTGCGCACCAGCGCCGGCGAGACCAACCGGCCGATCGGCGCCGTCGCCGGGCTCGACGGCGGCGTCGCCAAGAAGATGCGGGCTCTGTGGATCGCCGCCTACAATCTCGGCATCGTGCGCGACCGCACCGACCGCGCCATGCTGTCGTTCCTCGAACGTCAGACCGGCGTCGGCCACACCCGCTTCCTGCGCGAGCCGCGCGCGGCCGCCTCGGCGATCGAGGGCCTGAAATCCTGGATCGGCCGCGAAGGCAAGGTCGTGTGGCCGGTGGACGATCGCGACGTCGTCGCCAACAAGCGCGCGATCCTCGACGCCCAGTGGCTGCGCCTGGTGCGCCTCGGCGCCGTCGAGCCGTTCATTCCCTCGGAGCCCTTGGGCGATCTGCCGGCCTACGCGTACCGGGTCACCTGGAAGAACGGCTGGGAGTTCTTCGCGCCGCGCGACTACGACCAGGTCCAGATAGCGCTCGGCCGCAAGCTGCGCGCCGCTTTGGCGAAGCGCCGCGAGCGCAGCGAGCAGGAGGGCTGACCATGTCCCGCATCTGGCTCGCTCAGGAGCGTCTGCAGGTCCGCCTGATGCTCGCCGACCGCCGCGGCATCGCCGACATCGCGGCCGCGTTCAACTGCAGTGGATACGACGTCCGCGAACTCCTCAAAGGCCCGCTCTGGGACTGGACCGACGACGAACTCGTGGATCTGCGGCGGATGCAGAAGTCGCTCGGGTACACGGTCGCCGAAATGGCTGAGGAGACCGGTCGAACCGTCGGCTCTATCCGCGCCCGGCTCAAGGCCGGGCTTCCCAGCCTCGGCCCGGTGGGACGGCCGGCGGGCAATCCAGAACTCTACGATCGTCCGCGAAGCGTCCCGGCAGCCACGCTGGCGGAGCGGACCGCGCGACAGCTGGCGCCCGCCCGCGACCTCACGGCCCTCATCCTGGGCGATCCACCGGTCGGCTACTCGGCCCTCGATCGCGTCGGAGCGGCGGGAGGTCGCGCTGCATGACCGCGTCGCCCGAACGGCTTCCCGATGACACTTTCGCGTCGCTGGCGTTCGAGCTGCGCCTCGTCGCCCATCGCGAAGCCATGGGCAACGAGAAGGTCGAAGAATTTTACGCCCGGTATCCGAGCGAGGCCTCGACGCGCGTGCTGACCGATCTGCGCAACAACGCCCTGATGATCGGCCGCGCTTCGAACCTGTTGGCCATCCTGGCGCGTCACGAAGGCGCGGTGCGGGCACTGGTGGGTTCGCTTTCCGCACCGGTCAAGGACGCCGCGTTGGCTGATGAGACGCGTGGGGAGCAGAAGCCATGAACCGCAAGCGGTCACCGAAGCGCGGCGCGGTGCAGTTCGACGCCATCATCGTGGCGTGCCCGCCGATCGGCGCCGCCGACGCCTACTGGCGCGGCGAGGGTTACGAGCGCGCGAACAGCCAGGCGTTCCGGCGCCGCGACGGCACTTACACGGTCCGCCTGGTGTGGCGCTGCCGCACCCGGCTCGCTTCGGCGGTCACGTGCACCTATGTGGGGCTGGTGATGGCATGAGACTTCCGGGCGTGCTCGCAGAGATTGCCGAGGTCGCGGGGGAAGCCGCCGCCTTGCAGATCTGCGCTGAGTACGGTGGCAAGGACGTCTACATTCCAGCATCGTGCGGCGACGATCACCCGTTAGCCCGGTGCGTGGGTCGGGCAAAGGCTGATCTGATCTGCGCCCACTTGGCCGTCGGCGGAAGCAGTGGACAGCGGTTCTATATTCCGTTGGTGGAGGGAGGCGCCTTCAAGGCGCTGCAACGGACTATCGCACGCAACGTTCACGAAGCGAACGCTGCGGGAAAGTCAGCTCGTGATATCGCTGGCGGAAATGGCATCTCCGAGCGTACCGTGCGCCGTCATCGGGCCGCGCATCGCGGCGCCAGCAAGGACAAGCGGCAAGGGTCGCTGTTCTGACCGCGGACGACTGTCCGGGTGTAATCGGGTCCTTTCGGGATGCATCTTGAATCCGGAGTGAGGCGCTGTCGCGCCCGCACGGGGTCAAGCCGTCGTGAAGGTCAATTACAGCAAAGCACTCAAACGCGTTCTCGTCTATGAGGGCGGGTATTCGAACGATCCCCGCGATCCCGGCGGCCCGACCAATCAGGGCATCATCCAGCGCGTCTATGACGGCTACCGGAGATCCAAGGGCCAGCCGACCCGCAGCGTGCGGCTGATGACAGATGCCGAACGAGACGACATCTACCGGCGTCAGTACGCCGACAAGATCAGGTTCGACGCGTTGCCGTCCGGTGTCGACTTTGCCGTGTTCGATGCGGCGGTGAACAGCGGTCCGTCGCAGGCAACCAAATGGCTGCAGCGCGCCGTGGGCGTCACCGCCGACGGGGATCTCGGCGAAGCGACGCTCGCAGCCGTCAAGGCTCACCCCGACCACGATGCCCTAATCGCCGATATGTGCTCGCGACGTCTCGGCATGCTGCAGCACCTTTCCACCTGGGGTGCGTTCGGCGGCGGGTGGGGAAAGCGCGTCGCCAACGTGGTCCTCACCGGGCAGGCCTGGGCCTCCGGATCGGTTGGCCCGCAGCCGATCGCGGTGCACGAAGATGGCGGCGACGCCAAGGCCGTGGTGTCCGATGTCGCCTTGCCGGCAGTTTCCACGGAGGCCGGCGTGCAGACGGGGCTCGGCGGCGGCGCCGGCGTCACGGCGGTGCAGACCGCACAGGCACAACTACAGCCGCTCGTCGGCACCAACAAGACCATCGATCTGGTCTTCATGGTCCTCACGATCGTAGGTGTCGCCATCGCGGTTGGTGGCGCCGGCTGGGCGCTCTACGCCGCGCGCGAGCGCCGCAAGGCCGAGCGCGCCTGGTCGGGTGAAGCGGTCGGCGATCTTGCGCCGCTCCTCTCGCGAGCGAGGGCCGCGGCATGATGGAAGCCCGCTTTGTCGTCTGGTTTCTTTCCGGCGGCTGGCGCTGGTTCGCAGGCGCTGCCGTTGTCGTCGCCATCGCCGGGCTGTTCTATGCCACGTGGGCCGCGGGCTACGAAGACGCCGCCGCTAAGTGCGACGCCGCCGCCAAGCAGGCCCGTATCGAAAAGCTGCAGCTGGAACTCAAGACAGCCCAAACCCTGATCGAGGGCGAGCGCGAGACAGTGCGGACCCTACGCGACAGGGACCGGACCGCACAGCAGCGCCAACAGGAGCTGGACAGCGAGGTCGCGGAACTGCGCAAACGCGTCGACACCCCCAAACCCAAGAACGAGAGAGCGAAGGATGCGCTTGTTGATTCTCGCTGCGACCTCACTGGTCGCGGCGTGCGGTTCTTTACCCGGTAGTGTGCCGGTCACCACAAACGTCCCGCCCGCTCCTTCCTATCTGGAGCCTGTGACGGTCGCGCCGCCGCGCCAGGGCGAAAGTGTCCTTTCGCTGACCAAGCGGGAGCAGGACGCGCGGGAGAAGCAGAACATCATCATCTGCGCGGCCCGGCGCGACTGGGAGCGCGTGCGCCAGGGCCTGGCCGGCGACAAGATCGAAGACGGGGCCGTCTGCGAACAGGAGTCCGAGTAGTGCTTGATGTCAACCCCGTCTGGGTGAGCGTAGCCATCTCGCTCGGCGCGCTCGTCTACACCATCTACAGCGTCCGGTCGAAGGCACGCGCCGACAAGGTCGCCGAGCTCGAGAAGCTCATCACGGCCAAAGCCGACAAGGCCTTCGTGCTCGCGATCGACGATCGCGTCGACAAGCTCGAAGACCGCGCCACCAAGGTCGAGGCGACCGTGTCCCACCTTCCGGACAAGGACTTTACCCATCGGCTCGAACTTTCGATCGAGCGATTGGAGGGCAAGGTGTCGACGTTGACGGAAAGCGTCAAGCCGGTGGCGGCCATCGCCGGCCGCCTGCAGGAAGCCATGCTCGAAAAGGCGCTGTCATGAGTCTCGATCGCATCATCCGCGAAGAAGCCCGGCTGATCATGCTCAAGGCGCTCGCCGCACAGGACAACGAGTCCCTGACCTCCGAAATGCTCCGGGACGAGTTGGAGACCTTTGGGATCAGCAGGAGTCGCGCCTGGGTGCACGACGAACTCGCGTTTATGAAGGAGATGGGGGCCGTGACTGTGATCGAGGCCGGCTCCGTCAAGGTCGCGACCCTGACCGAAAAGGGCGACCGTCACCTCAAGCGCCAGATCGCGATCGAGGGCATCAAGCGGCCGGGTCGTCCCGGGGAGCAATGACCATGGCGCGCGCCCGCCGCGGCCGTGGCCGCCTGTCCGCCATCGACCAGCTGCCGGCGTGGGCCGACGAGTGCAAGATGTGGGCGTTCGAGCAGCTCAAGGAGCGCAAGCGCACCCAGCTCGATATCTGCGCCGAGTTCAACGAGCGCCTGCGCGAGGCCGCCAAGGCAGAGGGCGTGCCACCCCCGAAGCCGATCTCGAAATCGGCACTCAATCGAACATCGGTGATCATCGCGCTGCGCGGTCGCAGATTGGAAGAGACCCGCGAAATCGCCGCGGTGCTCGCGCCGCGTCTCGACCAGGTGGGAGACGACTCGTTGACGCTGCTGGTCGCCGAGACGATCAAGACGCTGATTTCCGAAATGCTCGGCAATGCCGGTGAGCTCAAAGCCGACGGCGACACCGCCGAAATGCTGATGATGACGGCCCGCGCGCTCGCGTCGGCCGAGCAGGCGAAGCGAGTATCGAGCGACACGCGGCGGAAGATCGCCGACGAACTGAAGTCGAAGGCCGCAAAGGCGGTCGACGCCGTCGCGGCGAGCGCCCAGGCGTCGGGCCAGCCGATCGACGGCGCTGCCGTGCTCAAGAAAATCCGCGAGGACATCTACGGGATCTTCGAGCGATGACCACCCCGGCCGTCCCGCTCTACGGCTTTCAGGGCCGGTGGTTCGCCGATCGCAGCCGCTTCAAAGTCGGCACGTTCGCCCGCCAGACCGGAAAGACCTTCACGACAACGCTGGAGATCACCGACGACTGTTTCGAATATGCATTGGCGTCGCGGCGCACCCGCTGGGTGATCCTGTCCCGCGGCGAGCGCCAGGCCAAGGAGGCGATGGACGAAGGCGTGAAGCGGCACGCCCAGGCGTACGGTCTGGCGATCGATGCGGAAGAGTACGACTGGCAGGGAGCGGAGGGCAGTTATCGGGCTCTTGAAGTCGAGTTGCCACACGGCTCCAAGATCACGGCCCTGCCGGCCAACCCGGACACGGCGCGCGGGTTTTCGGCCAATGTGTTCCTGGATGAGTTTGCGTTCCATAAAGATTCGATCGCCATCTGGCGTGCCCTGTTCCCGGTGATCTCGGCCGGCTGGAAGCTGCGCATCACCTCGACGCCGAGCGGCAAGAGCGGCAAGTTTTATGAGATCGCCACCGCTGAGGACAAGACCTGGTCGCGCCACGTCGTCGACATCTACAAGGCGGTCGCCGATGGCCTGCCGCGCGACATCGACGAACTGCGCGCCGGCATCGCCGACGAGGACGCCTGGGCGCAGGAGTACGAACTCAAGTATCTCGACGAGGCCAGCGCCTGGCTGTCGTTCGAACTGATCTCCAGCTGCGAGGACGATCGCGCCGGCCGGCCGGAGCTTTACCAGGGCGGGGTCTGCTTCGTCGGCCGCGATATCGGCAGGCGCCAGGACCTTCATGTCATTTGGGTCTGGGAACTGGTCGGCGACGTCCTTTGGGAGCGCGAGCGCATCGAGCAGAAGCGGGCCACCTTTGCGGCCATGGACGAAGCCTTCGACGACGTCATGTCGCGTTATCTGGTAGGCCGAGCCTGCATCGACCAAACCGGCATGGGGGAGAAAGTCGTCGAGGATGCCCAACGCCGCTATGGAAGCCGCGTTGAAGGTGTGTTGTTCACAGGTCCTTCAAAGCTCGTCATGGCGACGCAGGGCAAGGAGCGCTTCGAGGCGCGCACCTTGCGGATCCGCGAAGGTGACGTGGCATTGCGCTCGGACCTGCACAAGTTGCGCAAGATGGTCGGTCCGACCGGGGCGCCGCGTTTCGTAGCAGAGCGCGACGAGGACCACGCCGACCGCACCTGGGCGGCGTTCCTCGGCATCAATGCAGCCGAGGGGCCACACCAAGAGATTGCCTACCGGTCGGCCGCGACGGACGCGGCGCGTGAAGACGGCCCGTCCGATGACGACGACGATCGCGGGTGGTGGCAGCCGCCGGCGGGCGCGAGAATCCGAGGGAGCCTCTAGAACATGGCCGACAAGCCCATCCTCTATGGCCCCGACGGTCAGCCGATACGCCGCGAAGTCCTCACCATGGAGATCGCCGGGCCGACCATCAGCGGTGTGCGCTCGCCGATCACCGGCTATCCGGGTGACGGGCTCAATCCGCGCCGGCTCGCCTCGCTGTTGCGCGAGGCCGACGACGGCGAGCCGCTGCGCTACCTCGAACTGGCCGAACAGATCGAGGAGCGGGATCTCCATTATGCGGGCGTGCTCGGCACCCGCAAGCGCTCGGTCGCCCAGCTCGACATCCAGGTCGATGCCGCCTCGGATGATCCCTTGCACGTCCAGCAAGCCGATATGATCCGTGACTGGCTCACCCGCGACGACCTGGAAGACGAACTCTTCAACATGCTCGACGCGATCGGCAAAGGCTGGTCGTTCACCGAGATCATGTGGGACACCTCGTCTGGCCAGTGGTGGCCGCAGCGGCTGGAGTGGCGCGATCCGCGCTGGTTCCGTCCGGCGCGCCAGGACGGCACGACGCCGCTCCTGCGCGGTGATACGGGCGACACACCGCTGCCGCCGTTCAAGTTCATCTGCGCGGTCATCCGAGCCAAGTCGGGCCTGCCGATCCGCTCCGGCCTGGCGCGGCTCGCCTCATGGAACTGGATGTTCAAGGCGTTCACCCAGCGCGATTGGGCGATCTTCACACAGACGTTCGGGCAGCCCGTGCGGGTCGGGAAATATCCGTCGGGCGCTACCGCGACCGACAAGGACACCCTGATGCGGGCCGTCGCCAACATCGCGGGCGACTGCGCGGCGATCATCCCGGCGTCGATGCTGCTCGAATTCATCGAGAGCAAGAACGTCGGCCAGGGCTCCGACCTCTACGAGAAGCGCGCCGACTGGCTCGACCGCCAAGTCTCAAAGGCTGTGCTCGGCCAGACCGCGACCACGGACGCTGTCACTGGCGGGCTGGGCTCGGGCAAGGAGCACAGGCAGGTCCAGGAGGACATCGAGCGTGCCGACGCCAAGGCGCTCGCGGCAATCATCAACCGCGACCTGGTGCGGGCCTGGATCGACCTGGAATTCGGGCCGCAGCAGAAGTACCCGCGTCTGCGCATCGGCCGCGACGAGCAAGTCGACATCGCCGCGATGTCGGAGTCGCTCTCCAAGCTGGTGCCGGTCGGCCTCAAGGTGCAGATGTCGGAAGTGCGTGACCGGCTCGGCTTCTCGGACCCGGAGCCCGGCGCCGAGCTACTCGTACCGCCGAGCGTCGTGCCGGCGGTGCCGCCGGCCGCGCCGGCCCTGCAGGCGGCGCGCACTACCGCACGGGCGCGCGACGCGATCGACGAGTTGGTAGACGACACCGAGGCGCTCGCCGCTCCAGCGGGCGAGGACCTGATCGACATGGTGCGCGACCTGGTCGAGCGCGCCGGCAGCCTGGACGAGGTGCGTGACGATCTCCTGGCATTGGCGCCGAAGATGTCGGCCGGACGCCTTGCCGAGGCATTGCGCATGGCCCTGGTGATGGCCGAGCTGATGGGCCGCGCCGACGTCGCGGGGGACTGATGCGCTTCTGTCCGAACTGCGGCGGCATTGCGCTTGCGACCGCTGAGGCGGTCCCCTTCGCGGTGAAGCCGCGCGAGGCGATCGACTTCCTGCGCAAAAAGGTCGATGTGCCGACACGCGCCTGGACCGACATCTGGGAGGGCATGCACTCGAAAGCCTTCGTGGTGGCCGGCGCTCAGAGCAGTTCCCTGCTTGCCGACTTCCATGAGGCGGTCAACCGCAACGTCGACGAAGGCCGCACGATCGAACAGTTCCGCAAGGACTTCGACCGCATCGTCGCCGAACACGGCTGGGATTATAAAGGCGGGCGCAATTGGCGCAGCCGCGTCATCTTCGACACCAACCTGCGTACAGCCTATGCGGCCGGCCGGTGGCCGCAGATCCAGCGCGTCAAGGACACCCGCCCGTTCCTACGCTACGTCGCCGTCATGGACGCGCGCACGCGGCCTCTGCACCGAGGCTGGCACGACACTGTCCTCCATGTCGACGATCCGTGGTGGGAGACGCACTATCCACCCAACGGCTGGTATTGCCGCTGCACCGTTCAAAGCCTTAATGAACGGGACCTCAAACGTTACGGCCTCAAGGTGTCCGAGCGCGCGCCGGCGATCGAGATGGTGGAGCGCACCATCAACACGCCGACGGGCCCGCGCACCCTCCTGGTGCCGGAAGGGATCGACCCGGGGTTTGCCTACAATCCCGGCATCGCCGGATTCGGCCGCGGTGCCGAAAGCCTGGCGCTGGAGCGGCACGGCGAATGGCGCTCGCTCTCGGCGCCTGGCCAACCGGTGCGGGACCTTCCGCCGCTGCCCCTGGATCGGGCTCCTGTTGCGCCTCTGCGCGGCAGCGCCACGAACGAGGCCGATCTACGCGCAGCGCTTCGTGAGGCGCTCGGCAGCGATGAACTGATCGTGGCAGACCCGACCGGCAACCGCGTGCTGCTCGGACAGGCGATCGTCGACCACCTGGTGGTCGACCCATCGCGCCGGGACGGCCGCGAGCGCTACTTCCCCCTGATGCCGTCGCTCGTCGCCGATCCCGCCGAGATCTGGATCGGCTGGGCGCAGAATGTGGTGTCGGGACGTGTCGCTTTGCGGCGGCGCTACATCAAGCTCGTGGATCTCGGCGGCGGCCGCACCATCGGCATCGTCTGTGACGCTGACGACAGCCTGTGGTCGGGAATGACGTTCTTCCGCAGCACGGCGCGCGGCGGAGGCAACTTGCGCACCGGGCACCTGGTGTATCGCCGTGGGGAATGATGGTGACTGCGGCGCCGCGCCATCCGCGTCGCACTGCCCTGGCCATCGGGATCGCGGCCCGGCCCAGGCAGGCCCGCCCTTATACCCCAAATCCCCTTCCGACCGAAATCCCGAATCCTGGCCGCTGAGCCCTTTGCCGGCCTCCGAGGCTACGGTTGACGCCCGTCTGGGGCTTCCTGCCCCAGAAGGCCTTGAAAACCCCTTGAACGGGGCTGCAAGAACCCGACCGAGGCGGCCGAACCCGACCGGAGCGCCGGATGGTCCGAAATCGACCCGAAAACCGTCCGCGACGAGCCGACCTTCGGGAGGAGCCGCGGTGCCCATCGCCTGGCCGGCCGGATCGGTCTACAGTCGGCCCATGGCGAGCGGCTACGAACGATCCCCCGACTATGGCGGCGACAACTGGACGCCGGCCGACATCGTCTTGTGGCTGGCGATCGTCATAGCGGTTTCAATCGCGATTGCCGTCCTGCTGATCTGACCGCCGGCATCCGGTCATCATGACCCTGACACGTGTCAGGGTTGAGATTCGCAGGGCGTGCGGACGATTGTGGCCCCATGTCCGGGGTCAACGCAACATCGTCGATTTACTTGTCGCTCAACGCCGAGGCCGGCGCGCCCGATTGGGTGATGCTGTTCCCGGCGGGCGCCGATGGCGTCGTCACCACGGTCGACGGCCGCGGTCCTTATCGTGCCGCCAACCTCGCCGCTCTCGCCGACGCGAGCCTACAGGCGGCCGGCGGCAAACTCGCGATCGACGAGTGCCACTCCACTGATCTGGCCGCCCCGAAGGGATTGCCGGCGCCGGCGCGCGGCTGGGTGGTCGCCGCCGAGGCGCGCGACGACGGACTGTGGGGCCGGGTCGACTGGACCGACATCGGCCGCGACCTGGTCGCCGGCCACGCCTACCGGGGCATCTCCCCGGTGTTCGCGCACGATCCCAAGGGCAACGTGCTGCGCTTCCTGCGCGCGTCTCTCACCAACACGCCCAACCTGCGCGGTATCGCCGCGCTCCACAGCGAGTCCGAAGGAGTGACCATGGACCTCGTGAAACTTCGTGAACTGCTCGGCCTCGGCGGCGACGCCGACGAAGCGGCCATCCTGGCTGCGATCCGCGCCCTGAAGGAGAAGCCGGCCCTGCAGTCGGCCTTGGCGCCGATTGCCAAGGCGGCCGGCCTCAAGGACGATGCCGACGCGATCGCCATCGCCACCGCAGTAACAACGCTGGCCGCCCGCGCCAGCCAGGACCAGGCCGCGACCATCACGGCCCTGCAGGCCGAGCTCGCCACCGTCACCACCTCGCTCAACACCCTGACGACCGAACGCGCCCGCGAGCGCGCCACCGCCTATGTGGATGGTGAGCTCGCCAGGGGTCGCGTCGGCATCAAGCCGATGCGCGACCACTACATCGCCCGCCATTCGGCCGGTCAGGCCGCTGACGTCGAGAAGGAGATCGGCGCCATGCCGATCCTCGGGCCGTCGGGTGCGCGCGTCGATCCGCCGGCGAGCAAAGACGGCAAGGTCGCGCTCAACTCCGAGCAGCTCCACACCTGCAAGCTCTTGGGGATCGACCCCGAGGCCTACCGCAAAACCCTGGAAGCCGAACAGGCCGAGCAGGCCGCGTAACGCCGCCGCTGCCGGCTACCCGTCACTGGAGACCAAAGGTCCATGACCGCGCTGACGTCCGACCGCAACACGCCCCGCCTTGAAGGCGAGATGAAGTCCACTCTGCTGGCCGCCGTAAAAGTGTTCGGCGGCGCCCTCCTGATGCGCAATGCCGCCGGCTACGCCACCAAGGGCGCGACGGCGCTCGGGTTGCGCGGCATCGGTGTCGCCTGGGAGCCGGCCGACAATTCCGGCGGCAGCGCCGGCGACCTCTCCATTCGTTATCGCGAGGGTGTGTTCCCGTTCGTCAACTCGGCCGACGCCGACGCGATCGCCGAGACCGACGCCGGCAAGCTCTGCTACGCGGTCGACGACCAGACCGTCGCCAAGACGCACGCGTCGAACACCCGTTCGGTCGCCGGCATCATCGTCGGGGTCGACAGTTTCGGCGTGCAGGTGCTGGTGTCCGAAGCGGCGCTCGCCGCCCACCTGCAGAACCGGCGCGTCTTCGTGCCGGTCCGGGTTGCGACCCTGGTCGGCGCCAACGTCTACCGGCAGCTCTCCATTCACGCCGGCCGGATCGTCAAAATCTGGTCGGTGACCGAAGGCGTGCTGACGACCGGTGACGCGACGCTGACCGCCAAGATCAACGGCGTCGCCGTCACCGACGGCGTCGTCACCATCACCCAGGCCGACTCGGCCGCCGGCGACAAGGACTCGGCCACGCCGAGCGCCGCCAATGTGGTCGCGGTCGGCGACGACCT